GATTCATTCATCATAATATCCCTGTTGAAAATAATTGTAACTTCTTCATTTTCAAAATCACCTTTACCAGTATTGGCAAGATGAACATTGACAAACCAAAGAAGTTCTTCAAAAGCAGCTTGAAATTCTGTTTCCATACCATTGGCATCCAGGTCAATATCTGAATACATTGACTGTATATTCATTTGGTTTGGATTACTATTTAAGCGGTCATCTTTAGCATCAAATCCCCTGGCATTCTCAATTAAAGCATTTTTAAGAACATGCAATATTGATTTATAATTTTCTGCATTTACTTCAATTGTTAATGTATCTATACCACCATCTGCACCGTCAACAGTTCTTACTTTAACGGCCCCATATTGCGCAAGGTTCCTTCTGAATTCACCAAGGTTTGTTCCATCATAGTTCTTAATGACCAGAATTGTATTCCTTGCATCTTCCTGCATGTTATTTTGAAAATCAGAAAGGATGGCATTTATGCCATCCTGTAAGCTTTTAACTCGATTTATTAATGGAATTTCTTTATGATTATATTTGAATGGTATCAGTGGAACCTTTGACCAATTCCAATGTGTTTCTTTTCCTTCTTCATCAATTACGACCATATAACTTGAAGATGGATTTTCAACATCAGGAATTAAAGTACCATTCTGAAGAACATATCTGTCAATTCCTTTGGTTGAATAAACTTCAACCTTTTCAATGATTACTTCCCTATCACCTTCATAACCTTCCACTTCATAAATCCTAACCGCCATATCCAAAATGGTATGTTCAGCATCAGCCCAAAATGGAAGTATTTCATAAGGTGCAAACCTCTTAAAACAGAATTCACCATGTTCATTATAATAGGGGTGTAACCAACCAATACCACCGTTTAATACATCTTCCCCCAAGTTCTTTAATGTTCTATGAAACCGCTTATTGAAGATTTTCTTTAATTCTTCTTCATACTTTTTATTATCAGTATCAAAAGTTAATGGCTGCCCAAGTAAATAATTAACCTTTTGGTCAACTAATTTTGCATACTGATTATCAATGATTTTATTATTGGGAAGATTATCAACTTCTTGAAGAAGTCCATTTTCACCAATAACAGTTCTTTTCCGTTGTAAAATGTCATGTTCACCAAGATAGTATTTTTCCCCAGTAATCATTGCCATCCGTTTTGGGGAATTCTTAAACTTCTTGATTTCTTTTTCAAGGAACTGTGTATCAGTCATAATGGTTTTAGCACCTTCAGAAATTATATGGTTAATTTTCTTCATCACATTTCCAAGATTAAACACTTTTTCACCCCTTTTCATGAACTAATAAAAAATAAACCTTTGAACTAAATCAAAGGTTCTAATCAAAGCTAAATGTTTGACCTTTAATGAAATCTTCAAGTGCATATCTCATTGCATCCATCAAGTGGTTAAAGTCATCAATTGGCTTATTTACTTTCTTCCCAAATTTATCAGTATCCCAAGTGTAGTTTGATATTTCAGTCAAGAAATTCACACACTTTGGATGAATAACAATTTTGAAATCTTGAATGAAGTCAATTCCATTGTTCACACTGTCTTTTCCTTTTCTTGCTGCCCTTATATTAACAAGACCCAAGGTTCTTAATCTATCAATAGACTTTGGTTCAGCACTATCAGCACGAATTCTTTCTTTTCTGTAACCCATTTTGGTGATTTCTTCATAAATAGCTTCATTTGACATACCTTCTTTATACATTTCATCAAACACATAAATCACCTTATTATTCAGGTCAACCATTCCACAAAACAGGGCAGAAGGGTCATTGGTATAACCGAAGTCAAGACCAAATGCTGACTTAATACCCTTAATCTTCTTAATATCTTCCAGGTCAAATTCTTTTTCTTCCCAATTTTCAAATATAAGACCTTCAACAATACCCCATTCACCAAGACCTGCAACCCTGTATCTTCTTGGGTTGTTTTTCTTCATGGTTTCAAAGACTTTTCTGTCTGCTTCATCAAGGAATTCATTCATTAAGTAGTTGGTTGTCATTGCAAGAATATCAGGGTCAGGTGGTGCATCAAAGAACCTTTTCTTTATCCAATGATGTTCATTCCAGGGGTTGAAAGTTAAAGTTATTTGCTTAAATAATCCTTCAGGAACTTGTCCACGAATAGATTCATCCAGCATATCAAAATCAGATTCTTTCATGATTTCATATGCTTCTTCAATCCACATCCAACACAATGCACCCTTTTCAACTGTTATGGATGTAACTTTTAATGGGTCATCCAAACCCCTGAAATATATTTTCTGACCTGTGGGAATGTAGGTCATTTCCAGTGGTGATTCTTTTATATCCCAATAATCTTGAACACCTAACCTATTAATTGCCCATTTAAGTTCAGTAAAACATGAATCCTTTAATGTTCTAAATACTTTTCTGATGACCAATGTATTTGCATCAGGGTATTTCATCATATTAGTTATAATCCAAAGTGCAGTAGTTTTTGATTTCTTGGATGCCCTTGAACCTTTAACAACTCTATATCTACCTTTGAAATTCCAAAATTGGTTATAATGCTTACCAACAACTTTTTTAAGTGAAATCCGCTTTTCTTTTTTCTTAATTTTAACCATATGAATCACCCTGAATTATTACATAATAAAAGTAACCCCTTTCTTCATCAGGCTTTGAAGGTATATTTGTTACTAATGTATTATTAATCATCAAATTCATCATCCAAATCATTTTCATCATTCAGGTCATCAATTATTACAACTGGAATAGCACCTTCAACATTAACTTTATCAGTAAACATTCCATATCTTTTCCCAATCAATTCGGCAGCTTTTAATCTTTCCCTTTCATCAGGCAGCTTCATCATTCTTCTTGCATCAGAACATCCATCACCAGTTCCTTCAACTACTACAATTTCAGATAAAGATTCACCACGAAGAACGGAAGTGAGATACATCATGACTTCTTTAGCATCAGCAATCTTTTCATTATGGATTTTTTCAAGCTGTTCATCAATATATTTTTTCACTTCAACGTTCTTCAACAGTCTTTGCCCTTGACTATATGCTGTTTTTTCGCTATAGCCTGCACGAATAGCTGCCTGTGTAGCATTAGCATCAACTAAATATTCATCAGCAAACCTTTGCTGTTTTCTTGTAAGTTTAGCCATGAAATATCACCTTCCTTTCTATGTAAATTAAAAAGAAGAATGTCCAGGCAGGAAGTAAACCTAGACATTCTTCTTTTTTTAGGGATTGGGAAATTTTACTATTATTCGATACTAATATCTTAACATCTATATATAATGCACTACAAGTGCGCTAATGTGACATATAATGTGACATTTATTTTATGAGAATTCCCGTTTCTTCAAATATGGCTTTCTTTATATCCTCAATAGTAACATAATCTTTATCAATTGAATCAAACACATCATTAACCTGTTCAAGCAACCTTTTAATTCTTACATGTCCCCAGCCCCATTTGTCATGAAGTGTTATCACAAAAGATGCAATCATTCCTGAAACTGCAAAATCAATTCCTTTCAAAGCTGAATTATCTTCAATAGCTTTAATATCCTTTGCAGTTAATCCTTGCTTTTGAAGCCTTCTTCTTTCAGCCCTATTCAATCTTTTCACCCCTTAACTAAAAATTTCTTTTATGGCTTCATCTGAAAATAAGTAAATCTTCAATGTATTAATCAACCGATTCTTGTTCCTGCTGATTGTAGCAACATCAACATCAAAGTATTCTGCAATTTCTTCCCTGGTCTTACCTTCAAAATATCTTAATCTGATAAGGTCATAATACTTATCATTAGAAATCTTTGAAAGTGCATCATCAATTACTGCTATATATTTTTTAGTTATTAAAATTGAATTTTCAAGTGCTTCAATTTGTTCTTCAGCTTTTTCAAAGTCATTTCTGGTATCAAGCTGATAATTTCCTGTGAAATTTACAATACTTTTACTTCTTTTCTGAATACCGTTTTCTTTAATGAAATCAATAAGTTTTTGTTTATCAATGATTACTTGCTTAAAATTCATATAGTTATAAAGAAGTTGTTCTGTTTTCTGAAAAGCAGTCTGTTTATTATGCTTTGTAAAACCTTTCTTTTTCAACTCAATTAATAATTCCTGAACAACATCTATTAAATTTTGAATATCAATTTTCAAATCTTCTTTCATAAAATCACCCTTTCTTATCCTGGTTCAACATGGTTCAAGATTGGTTCAAGATGATTTTTTTACATCTTGAACCCCTTCAAAGCTTTATATATCAATAGGTTCAAGGTTTCAGGTTCAAGATGTTCAAGATGTATGCTTATATATTTTTATTATTTAGATATATATATATATTTGTTTTAAGTATTTAATTAAAAAAAATGTAATATATAAAGAACTTTCATTTTATCTTGAACCATCTTGAACCGCACCCCTTAAACCCTTGCTGTTACTGTGTTTGATACAGTTCAAGATGTCTTATTTACATCTTGAACCCATCTTGAACTTTTGCCTTCATCTTGAACCGCTTAATATTTGAAAAGTTAATTTCAAATCGATTTTCCTAATGCTGTTCAATTTCTTAAACTATTTGTGCAATGTTTTCCCGGTTAAATCTTTCATCCAGTTCTGCTACTGTCCATCCCGGAATCCATTCTGCAAATCTTCTATGAGTTGCGTGTAATTCGGCTTGTTTCCCATACCACATTAATTCCTTCCATAATTCCGGGTAATATCTTTTCAGCTTTCTAGCACCATTAATTCCCATTGATGGACACATGAAGCAGCCCTGACGGTAAAAAACATCATAGTACGGATTGTGCAATCCCCTTTTTTTCAGTTCTTCAATAACCATATCTTCAGTTATTCCCCATTCAAACAAAGGTGCTTTTTGATTTGATTTAAGTCTTGAATACCGTTTTGGTTCATTGGCAGCAATCCCAATATATTCTGTAACTTCATCTTTGATAGTTTTGTAATATTTATCTATTGGTTGCTTTTTTAAATATGTGTTTACATGGCACCCAATCACTCTAGGAAAAGCATTGATTTGCCCAATCCTTTTTCCTTTCACCTTTTTGTGGAAGAATAAAGTTTTCCATGTATAAGTTTCTGATTTTAGAACAGTAATTTTCTTACCGGTATATTCTTCTATTCTTTTGATATTTTCATAGGTTTCCGGAAATTCAACCCCAGTGTCAGCGAAGATAATATCATCAATTGGCATCCCTTTTTCAAGCATCAGAATTAACATTAAAGTGCTATCCTTACCACCCGAAAAACTAACAATATGTTTCATTTTTCAAACCCCCCTGTTCAATTTCCTGAACTTCATCAGTAAAAAAATTTACCTGAATTCCTTTTCTTCTTTGATGACATTACCAATTGCATGGTAAACTCTTAAGTCTTTACATCCGCTGCTATTGAACATTGGATTTCTTCCAGCCATATCATTCACCGCCTTTGATGTCGTCAAAGACAACTGGAATCTTGGCTTTCAACTCCTTCAATAATAACTTGGCAACTTCCCGCATTTGTGGATGTGCTGCTGGCGATGTTCTCAACTTCAAGAAATGTCTCCATTCTCTAATATTGGCAGTCATCACAAGTTCAGTTTTCAAACTATTTGGAAGAACCGCCCTTGCTTCCTGTGGAGAACATCCCCAATTCAACATTGAAAAATAATATTGTTCTGCCATTTGACAAGCCCTATACCACATGTTATAACCTGCTGTTCCAGGAACCAGGAAGCAAGGTTCAATTACAGTTATTTCACCGTTGAATTGACCTTTTGAATAATTGCAATACCTGGTTGATTCTTGGGAATAGCTTGCTATCCTATGCCTAACTATTTCATGAGAAACGCCCCTGTCACAAATAAACTTTACTGTAAAGCTGAAATGTTCCAAAACTGATTCATGCCCACGTTTAATGATGTTTTCAATGAATTTATAAGCCGAATCATCAGTAATTTTATGTTCTGACTTATAACAAATCCTTCCACAAAGTTCAATTTTCTTGATAACGTCTTGTCCATCAAAGGAATCTATGATTTCAACACTTGGTTTTATTATTTTCATGACCATCTTCCTTTCTGTGTAGTGACCTTTCCTTCTCAAATCCATTGGGGTATCTTTTCATTAACTTATCAATATTCATCTGCATAATTGTACCCAGGTCATAACCCAAACCTTTTGCTGTGATTGCTAAATACCAACATACATCACCTAATTCTTCTGCAAGATGATGTTTGTTTAAGTCATGGCCCTGAAATAAATATTTCTTTACATGGTCGGCAACTTCACCAGTTTCACCTGAAAGACCTAAAACCCCATTTAAAATTAATTCATAAGACCCATACATTGAAGCTGTTCTTAATGCAGCCTTTTGATATTCATTAGCATTCATTTTCCATCTTCCTTTCTACCAATTCCATAATGCAATAATTCGCTAAATCCATAAGTGTGTCCTCGATATTTTCATCTTTAACCTTTTGTTCTGCACCCTCTATTAATGTTTTAAGCCTTGAATATTTGTCATATATCCTGACCAGGATTGCATTTGGAAATTCATTTCTCAATTTTGCAAATGAATCACCATAGTCATGATTTTTTCTTGCGTAAATCTCATTTAACATAGTGCATATTTCAAGGTGTTTCTGTGGTTTGTCCTTTGTCCTGATTAAAGTTTTATGATATTCACAACTCTCTTCACACAAAGGGCAAACTTGCCTGCCTTCAGGAACATATTCCCCACAACATACACATCTGTCTTGCAAATTAATCACTCCTTTTTTGAAATACTCTATACTTTTTTCCATCAATTCTTTTATCAACAATTTCATAATTAAACCTTCTTGTAACTTGTCTTGAAAACTCAATTCTACTTAATGGCTGAAGGTTATTTTCAGCACAATATACCTGGTATTGTTTATAAATGTTCTTGGTTGGTTCATTGTCAATTTCTTCTTCACTAATTTCTTTGAAGAAGCCTATGATTGGGTTATTGGATTCTTCATATTCTTCAAGTTCCCGTTCAACTCTTGTTGAATCAGTAAACTTCTGATTTAATAAAACTCTTTTAAGTCCTTCAATCCCAAGTAATATCATATATTCAATACATTCCTGTTCCCGTAGTTCATACTTTATGTATGGTCTATAATCAGGATCATCAGGGTCAAATCTTGCATCAAATGGGATAATGGTTAATCTTCTTTGCACTGCACCTGTTTTGTCTTTAATTCTTGGGATATTATTGGCACTAAAAAGAAGCTTTGCATAGTTGTTGAATTCAAAAGGGTCTTGCCCTTTTCGTTCAACATTGATTCTGTCACCAGTAACCAGCTTTTTGAATATTGAAGCATTGGCAATGAATTCATCACCTATATCATCACCTATATTGGCAAGCTTCCCAAACAGTTCAGCAGTTTTAAACCTGTCACCCAATTCCCCTAAATCAAGAGAAGCAATATTTTCATCACCCAACATTGTCTTGACCATATCCAGGAATGTTGATTTACCATTTGCCTTGTCACCAATCAAAATAAAAGCTTTACCTAATTCATTTCTTCTGTAAAGGCAATATCCAATTACTTCTTCCAGCAGCATCCTTATTTGCTTATCATGGCAGGCAATTTTATTTAAAGTATCATCCACCAGTTTTGAATAAGCTGCCGGATTGTAATTCCAATTGATTTTATTGGTGATGATAATTTCAGGTGAAAATGGAAGAAATTCATCAGTCATAATGTTATAAATCCCATTTTTAAAGGCAATCAAATTTGCGTCTGATGTTGGGGTGTTATCTCTTATTAACAGGTTTAAGTAAGCCATTACTTCATTTCTTTTTGCTCTATTCAGGTTACTTATATGCCTTATCATTTCAGCTTCAATTTCTTGTTGCCCATCTACATACACACCATCTTTGTATATATGAAGCTGGTTATTTATTTTGATGATGTAATGATTGTTTTTTATATAGGTTGCAAATTTATCAAATAGGAAAGTTGTTCCCTTAAAGAAAATTGGTTTCTTAAAAGCATCATCCCGAAGTATTGTTTCAAGTTCTTTTTCAGATAAAGATTCCTTCAAAATATATTGGTTGATGATTCTTATACATTCCCTTGCTTCTTCAATTGTAAAATCAGCAGATTGAAGTATAAGGATGTAATTGAATAATGCTTGGTTTCTTCCATCACCTGCTTCCATATCAAGAAAATCCATATTTGAATTTACCGGAAACAACCATTTTGGAAGCTGTTGATATTCTTCACCCGGTTCAATATCCCATTCAATAAACCTTTCTTCATTGTTGAACTTCAAGACCGAATATGAATTTCTGCTTCCAACCTTAATATCAGCAGTTAACCCACATGCAAGTTTCTTTTTAGTTCCATTCTTATCAACACCATTATTTTTGAAAAGGAAATGCTTGCCCCTGGTTGT